GTAATTGAATTCCTAACAGATAATATTCCTGCTCTTGCAGCCGCATTTGCATTGTTAGCAATTCCAATAATGAAAGCGATAGTTCCTGCCTTGGGAGAGATGGGAGATGCAGCTCAGCAAGCAGCAGATGATGCTGCAGACGCTCTTGAGCAGGAAATACGTAAGTTAGATGAGAAGAAAGAAGCTTTACTAGAAGTAGAGCGAGTAGAGAATAATACTCGAAAAAAAGCTGCACAATCTGCACAGAAAGCAACAAAAGATTTACAAGCAAGAAAAGGATCAGGTTTAGAAACACTACAAACAGGTGGTGTACCTACGGATCGACAGTTAGCAGGTATGATTCGTGCGGCTGAGAAGGGAACAGGAGAATACAAAAAATTAAGTGATTCACAAAGAGCCCATGTAGTTAAAAACTTTAAACTTATGCAGTCGTCGAATAAATCGGCAACAAAAGCCATGACTATTAACTTTAATGTTATGGTTGCTAAAGCAAAAGTAGGCTTTAAGCAGATGCAAGTAGCTTATGCAACTGTTATGACAAAAATGAAAAAACTTACTGTTGGCTTTGCAAACGCAGCAGATAAAGCTTTAAAAATGGCAGGAATTATAGGAACTTTAATGTTAATTGCTGAGCTCACAGGAGCTTCGGTCAATAAAATAATAGAACTAATGGAAACTGAAGCAGAGAGAGCAGAGAGACTGAGAAAAGAAGCAAAAGAAGACAGATTTAAGGAGCAGCTTAACAGACTAAAAGATATCAACTCAGAGCTTGAGAAAATGACTGACACTAATAAATTAGAAAAAGCAGGTGCGAATGCAGCTGCTTTTGTAGGAAACTTTTTAAATAACATAAATTTACAGTCTTTAAGTGAGGCATTACTTTCAGAAGATAAAGATCTAAGAGCCGAGGCGCTTCGTACACTTAGTAGCTTTGAAAAAGTTCTTGGAGAAGCTGGTCCTCAGTTTGGTAACGCAGCAATACACGCATCTAACTTGGCTTTTTCTATAATACAAATGGAAACCCCTACACAAGCGGTGGTGCAACAACTTTTACAAATGATTTCTGTCTTACAGCAAGCAGGAGCTGCTGCAAGTAATTATGAAAGTGCAGTTAAAATGGCTGATGAAATTCAAATTAGCTTTTTAAATTCTTTAAAAAGAACTACAAAGTATGATGCACTTATAAACGCTTTAGGTGGTGTGATTACAAAAGATGCAGAAAGAAGCGATACAAGATCAGGGCCTGAAGAAGAGCGTTTAACGTTTGTAAAGTCATTAAAAAAGATTTTAGAAGACATGAGAGTAGCAGAAATAGAGCATGAGAGAAAAATAGCTGCGCTTAACAATAGGCAACTTCAGTTACTACATCAAGCCACTCCTTTACAAAAACAAACTTTAGAAATAAAAAAGCAGACAGCATTAAAAGATTTGGAAATAGCCAAAGTAGAAAGAGAGATTTTACATCTTGTTGGTCTCCATGAGGGAAAACTAGAAACAATGAGTGCTGCAGACAAGGAGGCGCTAGATGATGGAAAACTGCTAATTGGTGATTTAATGGTTCAAAGAGATTTACTTGAAGACCAACTAACTTTAATGTATCAATTACGAACCGCATCAAGGGAAGCTTTTGAGGGCGCAACTACTACTGCTATAAAAGGTCTTATAACTGGACAACAAAGCAGCTTCAAAGAAGCGGTAAAAGGAATAGCCATGGCTACTCTTGACTCAGTAGCAGAATCCTTAGCTAAAAGAATGTCTGAAAGTATCTCCGACTTCTTATTTACAGGTAATAAGCCAGAAGATAAAATTCGTCAAGCTCATATAGAAGGAGGAAACTACGTAAATAAAATGATACGGAATGCTTTTCCAGACGTTACAGGACTTCCTGATGATGTGGCAACTAGCGACTCTGATGGTATAAAGAAAAAAGGAGTCTTTCAAACTCTTAATGAAAAGCTTTTTGGATCGCCAACAAAATCAAAGGTAAGTTCGACTCAAGGAAATAGTACTGGGCCAGACACCGAAGACGAACAAACAAGTAAAGTTAAAACTGGGGGAATATTTCAGAATTTTACAAATAATTTCAGAGCAATCTTTGACAAGAACTCTCGACCAGAAGGCATGGGACTTATAGGGCAAATGGGAAAGACATTCCTAAACTTTGGAACAGATTTAGGAGGAATATTTAGCACTATTTTAGGGGGTCTTGGCTCTGGGTTTCTGTCGATATTCGGTTTTAAAATGGGAGGGTACACGGATGTTGCAAAAGACTACTCTGCGGGGGGTGTAGCAAGAGGACCTCGATCTGGTTATCCTGCTGTTTTACACGGAAATGAAGCAGTTGTTCCTTTACCTGACGGAAGAAATATTCCTGTAGAAATGCAGGGAGGAATGGGAATGCAAAACAATGTTACAGTAAATGTAAATATAGATAGTCAAGGTAATGCAACACAAAACTCTCAATCCGATGGTGCAATGGGAGAAAACTTGGGAAGACTTATTGCTTCTGCTGTTCAAGATGAACTTCAATTTCAAAAACGATCAGGGGGTATTCTTAACCCCTATGGAGCAGCATAATGCCAGATATAGGATTTTCAGTTCCTGGAGTTACAGGTCAGGTACTGCCTGATAAAACACTACAACGACAAACTACTCCAAAAGTAAGAGTAGCTCAGTTTGGGGATGGCTATCAGCAAAGAATAGCTGATGGTATAAATAACGTGACTGATATATTCACTGTAAACTTCACAAACAGAACAAAAGCAGAAGCAGATGATATAGAAGCATTTTTTAGAGATAAGGCAGGTGTTACAGCTTTTGACTTTACATTCCCAGACTCAAACTCTTCTACAAATGACAGCTCAGGAAATCCTGTTACCACAGTAAAAGTAGTTTGCAAAAACTGGTCACAACAGTTTTCAAACTCTGGAAGCTACAGTATTACTTCTTCTTTTGAGCGAGTATATGAACCATGAGTGTAGATATTACAACAGATGCGCAAGCCAGTGAAGTAACAAGTGGTATAATTTTTCTGTATGAAATACAGATGGGAACTGGTACAAACAATACTTTATTCTTTCATTCAGAAAAAGACTTAGATGGGACAGATTCAAATAAAGATATAATTTTTGATGGCAATACTTATATATCTTTACCTATTGTAATAGACGATATTGAAAAAAAGTCTGATGGTGCAATGAACCGTCCTAAACTAACCATTGCAAATGTTGAAACACTTATAAAAACAGGCTCCGCTTTTAAAACAGAAATGGAGGATGGTACTTGGGATTCTCAAATACAAGGGGAAGCATTAACTGCTACAAGTTTTAAGTTTGACAACTTAATTGGCCAAAGGTTTGTTAGAAGAAAGACTCTTGAAAAGTACACAGGAAGTGCAACACCTGTTGAGTTTCCTAAAGAAACTTTTATCATCGATAGGATTACAGACAAAAACTTTTTATCAGTTACTATAGAGCTGGCTTCTCCTATGGATTTAACAGGTGTAAGAATACCAGCAAGAACTGTAGTTGGTAAGTACTGTCCCTGGATTTACCAAGGCTATAACCAGTCAGAAACAAAAAGTGCTTGTTACTGGGATACACATGAGCAAATAAGAGACACACAAAACAATAAGTATAGTTTTTATTTTACAAAAAATGATGAGCCTCTTATTCTTTATGACCACTTTTTTAATGCAAACGGCACAAGAAAATCAGCAGACCTTGGTACAATTCCAAGAATTGAAATAGCTGTGGCAGGAGCGGGGTATAGTTCTGCTCCTACTATTACTATTTCTGCTCCTACCAGCGGTACAACTGCAACTGCTACTGCAACTATTTCTTCGGGAGCAGTAAATGCAATAACCGTTACTAATGTTGGAAGTGGTTATACTGGGCCAGCAACAGTTACTTTTTCTGGAGGAAGCCCTACTACTACTGCAGAAGCGGTCGCGAGAATAGACTTTATAGCGTGGACGGGAGACTATTCCTCTTCTACAGCATATTTAAAAGGACAGTATGTATACTCTAATGCTCTTGTTTGGAGAGCGCAGCAAGATGTTACAAATGTAACTCCTGCAGAGGGAAATGTAAACTGGCAGATTGTAAGAACATATAAAACTTGGAACAACTCAACAACATATACTATACATGCTTCTGATGTTCGACAAAATCCGTATGTTAGGCACGACAACACGGTATGGAGAGCTGTAGCTACAAATACAAATGTTACTCCAGGTACAGATAGCTCCGTATGGGTTAGAGGAGATCTTTGTGGGAAACTTTTAAACTCCTGCAAGATAAGATATCAAGCAATACCTAAAAAAATAGGCTCTACAGCCGTTCAAACAGACGCCATACCTCATAGTGTAACTAATACAAGTAGTACTCTACCTTTTGGTGGTTTTCCAGGAAGTCGAAAGTTTAGATAATGGATTTATACGAAGAAATAAGAGAACACTTTGAGAAAGAGTATCCGAGAGAAGGGTGCGGTGTTTTTGGTGTAGTTAAAGGAAAGAAACAGTGGTTTCCCTGTACAAATGTAGCAGATGACAATGAAGATTTTATAATTGACTCAAAAGAGTACATAAAACTTCTACGAACAACAGATATAGTAGGAATTGTACATAGTCACCCAGATGCATCTTCTGAGCCAACGGAATCAGATATAAAATACTGTAATACTCTTGGAATACCATATTATATTTTTAGTTATCCTGATATGGATTTGAATGTACTACAGCCAGAAAAAAATCTTACAGACTTGTATGGAAGGGAGTATGAGTTCGGTGTTTTAGACTGTTTTGAAGCAATGAGGGATTATTTAAAATCTCAGAATATAGAGATACCGCCTAGAGCTTTATTCGAAGATGATTGGTGGGAGAAGGGACAGCTAGATTATTTTTCAGCAGACGTAATAAAAGACTGGGGAGGACAGCCTGTTGATATAAATACTGACTTACAAGTTAATGACGTTCTTATATTCAAAGTAGAGGCAGAAAGAAATAACCATTGTGGAGTTTATTTAGGAAACGATATATTTTATCATCATGCGGTAAATCGTCTTTCATGTAGAGAAAGCCTTTACCCTTTTTGGCAGAAGTGGCTAGTAGGAGCTTATAGATATGTTGCGTAATGTGTACTTAGAAGGAGAGATGGGGCAGAAATTTGGGACATCTTTTCAAATATACGCTGAATCTATAGCTGATGTTATTAGATGTTTAGATGTAAATACAGGAGACGAAATTCGTAAATATCTAATAGACTGCCACAATAAAGATGTAGGTTTTGTTATTGATGTTGCTGATAATACTTTTGATGATGAATCAGAACTTCTTATGCCGATGCATGAAGGAGATGTTACAATTACTCCAATGCCTGCGGGATCAAAATCTGCTTTTGGAAAGATACTTGCAGCAATCGCAATAGCTGTTGTTGCTATAAACGCTCCCTTTCTTTTTGGAACAGCAGGCACCACCACTGTTAGTGCTGCAGGAACAGCAACAGTCACTGCAGGTACTGCGGGTGTCTTTGGTACATATGGAAGTGTTCTTGGTATGTCAGTAGGCACAATAAGTAGTGCTCTCGGAGGTTTAGCTGTAAATCTTGCTATGGCAGGTATTCAACAGATGATGGCACCAGACCCTTCCATAGACACCTCTGCACCAGAAAACTACTTGTTTAATGGTCCGCAGTCGAACATTGTTCAAGGCGACCCTGTTCCTGTTTTATATGGTCGCTTACGAGTGCCAGGCCAACCTGTCAACTTTGAAATTTCTGGTACAGGAGTACCAAAGCTTGATACTTTTGTAGCAAATCAAGATGGAAGTAGCTACTTTGTAGAGAGAAATAGCGAAAGGGAACAAGACTAATGACTACAGGAAGTATAACCTCAACAGATTTTGCAAACGCAGATGATAAATATGTTGCAGAAACTACAAGACTTTCTCTATCTCAGAAAGTTCTCGTAACAGATATCATCTCAGAAGGTCCAATACAAGGTCTAGTATCGGGCGGCAGAAGTGTTTTTGCAAATAATGATCCAATTCATGCAGTAGATTTAACAAGTTATGCAGCTCCGCTAGGGCAGGAGTGTGTAGTTACTTCTGGCTCTAAAAATGTATCTGTTACACTTAATAATACAGATTTTTCGGAACAATTTACTTCTGAATATGGAAATAGGTATCTTGTTCTGTACGGGGCATATGGCCCAATAAAAGCAACGACCAATCTTGAACCACAGCCCTCAGAAGTTTTTCAACAAGAAGCTCAAGGTACAGTAAAAAATGGATGGTTTCTTTCCCTTGTTCGGACTAGCGGTACAACACTTCAGACCTCTTTTAATGGAAAAGGCGATACAAACTGGGCAGAAATAAGATCGGCTGTTATTTCAGATGGAAGTGTGCAAGCAACGCTTACAACTCCTACGCTTAAAAAGAACATAGGAGGAATTATAGATAACATTGCTAGTAATGGGGATAATACTTTTGCTTTTTACAGTAAAAAGGAGTTTTCAGAGCATTTTTACTTTAGAGATGCTGATTTTAATGGAAGTTCGGAGTTTACTCTTTTTTTACACTTATTTTTGCAAATTAAAGACATAGATGCAAGTGCAAATACAATAGAGTTAGAAAATAACGCTCCTATTGATTTTACAGGTCGTTACGGTATAACTGCTCCACAAAAAGTAACCTCAGGTAATCGTACAACCACACCCAGTGCAAGTGCACAAAAATATCCTGCAACGTATTTTCAATTTAATCCAGGAACTATTGATCAAAAACCTCTAAGCACTATAGATGGAGCAGAGGGTTCTTCGTCCATAGCTTTGACAAATATCAGTAGTACAGCCCTGCTAAAAGATACTGCTGTTACAATTACGGGGGCAGGAGCCCAAGTAAGTTTAATTGATGAAGTAAAAATAGTAATTGCTTACCCGGGCGGTTTGTATTCTATTAACGAAGGAAATGGTAAAAAATTTAGTGCCGCCGCGGCCTACCAAGTAGAGTTAGCAGTAGATAGAAATGGAACTACTCTTGACAATTTTGAAACAGTGCAAGGAAATGGCAGTATGAATATTAGCGGCACGGATACGAGTGTGTTTACAAATGAAGGATGGTCAGAAAGCTCTGCAACATTTCAATTTAGAATTAGTTTAGAAGATTTTCAACCCTTTGCAGGATTTAAAATTAGAATTACTCGTCGTACAAAACATGATTTTAATGAAGATGGGGGAACGGTACAAGTTGGAAGTCTTGCTCTTTCTGGCAATAATGAAGATAAAATTGTTGCAGAATCTCAGATACAGGCAGTAACAGGACTAATACGAGAAAAATTAAATTTTGCATACACAGCTTATGCAAACTTTCAATTTTGGTCAAAAACATTTAATCAAATGCCTGAGCGCACATATGAATGTTTTGGTATGAAAGTAAAAGTTCCTTCAAACTATATAACTCGTGAAGAGAACGATGGTATAAACTCATTAAATAGTAGAAGTGTATCCACTGGTGTACCAGTAGTTGATGGCAACGGTGATCCAGTACCCCAGTTCTGGGATGGTAACTTTAGAGATGAACTGGTATACACAGATAATCCTGCCTGGGTTTTTCATGATATTCTAACAAATAACAGGTACGGTTTAGGAGATTACTTAGAGGCTCAAGATGTAGATAAGTTTTCTCTTTATAAGATTGCTAGGCATTGTGATGAGCTAGTTCCAGACGGCAAGGGAGGACAAGAGCCTAGATTTCGTGCGAATCTTTACTTAACAAAAGGAACTGATGCATATAAAATTATGAAAGACTTTGCAACTATCTTTCGTGGTATGCTATACTGGGCTGACTCAAAGTTTTTTGCAGTAATTGATGAGAAGAAAGAACCAATATTTAATTTTTCACGCTCAAATGTTGTAGATGGAGTTTTTAAGTATGAAAGTACAGGTGACAAGACTCGCGTTAATCAAGTAGTTGTGTCGTGGAACAATCCAGAAGGGGACTACAAACTAGAGCCGTTAATTGTAGAAGATAGAGAGAACCAAATAAAGACAAATCGAATTCGCACACAAAAAGCAGTTGCATTTGGTTGCACTTCATATGGACAAGCACTTCGTTATGGCAGATGGAAACTTTGGACTTCTATAAATCAAACAGAGATTGTAAGTTTTACAGCGTCTATTGATGCATCTTTTTTGACTCCAGGAGATATCATAAATGTACATGATGATGTAGACTATCAAATACCATTTAGCGGTAGAATGTCTTCGTACGATGCAGGAACACCAAGTATAACACTAGATAGAAGCATAAACTCACACTTTTCTGGTGGGCACACATATGATATTGCAGTCTTGCTTCCCAAAAGAACTATTCTTCTTAACCAAGATTCCGCAACAATACAAACCTCTGGTGGAACTGTAACTAAGTCTCGCGGAGACGAAATTACAGAAGCAAAAGTAACTGGTGCAGTAAAAACTCTCATCCATAGTACAACAGGCACTGTAAATGGTGCTGTAAACAATTCTACAAGTGTTACGCTAGATTCTTCTAATAGTTTAATCACCGTAGGTGATACGATTACGGGAGCAGGTATTGATAGGAATATAACTGTTGCTGGCATAAGTGGAACTAGTCTAACTCTCTCTGCTGCACAAACTATTGCTGATAATGCTACTCTTACTTTTGAAAACTCTGAGACTACTAACTTAAATATATTGAGTGCTGTGGACAACTCTGGTAATCCTTTGAATTTACAGTATGAAGAAAGTACAATCGTAGAAGAAAGAACACTTACAACTGGTAGCACTAGCACATCAGGCGGGAAAGATACTATTCCATTAAGTTCTGCATTTTCTGTTACTCCACTTTCTGGAGCAGTATGGGCAGTAAAAGAGATACCTACAGGAACTACACAACCCACTGCATCCTCTTGTAAAGAGTACAAAATACTCACAATAGCGGAATCAAATAAAAATGAGTATGGAATAGTAGCAGTCGAATACTATGAGTCTAAATTTGATGCAGTAGACAATGAGGAGTTTCTTGTTGAAGTTTCTGACCCTTTAACACCACCAGAAAAAATAGAAGAAGTTCCAATGCCTAAAAATCTTCGTATTTTACGAGAGCCAAAGTTTCAACAACCTGGAGAAGAATTAACACTTATGTGGGATGCTCCTGATCCGATTGGGACTACTGGAGTTTCTACCGTTTATGAACATCTTGGAGGCTTTGAAATTACATTTGATAGAGGCTTTCAAGAAGATTCAACAATGATACTAGCAAGTGCGGAAGACAGATCTCAGCACTTTGAGTTTGTGCCAAACGGATTTTACACAATAGGAGTAACAACTGTTAGTGGTCGAGGTAGAAAATCTGCCAGAGCAACTATACAGCTAGAAGTTACTGATTTGTTTGATGGAGATTTTAAAAGAGTCTGGGGAGGAATAGTACGTGGAGGTTTCTCAAGTCAAGATGTTTCTGTATCTAACTCTGGGAGTGATAAAGGAACGCTTCGTTTCAACAACGATGATTTTGTGGCAGCACCGTTCCGTGATCCTCAACTTGCAAAAAGAAACACAACCGCAGATGCAAATAGTTTTAGTTTGGATCTTTCTCCTCTTGCAAATGCAAACTATCCAACACAGTCAGGGGATAATGATGAGTTTGATTGGGGGTATGCATTTATGGATTTTAGTAAGCTTGATGCTTCCAATCCTAATGCTGATGCTATCAAACTTGTTCAGTATAAAAGAGATACTACTCTTGATATAACTTACTGGTATGATGTTACTAAATTCCTTACAAATGCAGACAGTATTTTTACAAGTGTTGGAAATGTGAGCGTAACTCAAGGATCTGTAAAAGTAACAGCATCTTCAAGTATATTCTCCAACTTGAAAGTTCCTGAAACGATAAAGATAGGTACAGGTTTTGCAGCAAAAGTCGCATATGTAGAAAGCGGAACAGAGCTTTATCTTGATAGGCCTTGGACTGCTGCGAGTGCAACGGGGCAAGCATTATCAAAACAAGAACTAGATATCGACTACAAGAATGATTTTATTATTACTCCTGTATCTTACCATGCAGCAGGCACAGACGATGATGGAAGCGGGGGTAGATATGGCCTTGGCGGAGGAAACGGAGGTAACTCCTTTTTAACCGTTCTTCCAGAACTAGACAAAACAGGGCGAGCAATAGTTGTTGACTCTGATACTCAGTTTTTAGAATATAATGCTGCAGAAGCGCAACAAAATGCTGCGGATATAAATTTAACTTTACAAGCTGTAGGCTTTGAAGAGGCAGAGTTTCAAGTTACAGGAACAGGTTTTAATGCTGTAAGCACGGCTGCAAGCTCTTTTGAGTTTGCAGACTTGACCGTAGTTAATAACAAAGTAACCATAAAAGTGCACGAAACAGACGATCAAGCAAGTATAGCTTATAATAATGCTGCACCTCTGTCTTTTACGATTACAGCAAGAGAAAAACAATTTCCAAATAATACAAATCGACAAGTAACTGCAACATATAATATAGGAAAAATACGAGAAGGAACACAAGGAAACTCAACTGCTCTTGTTTATTTGTATAAGAACTCAACGAGTGCCCTTA